GATCAGCTCGTTTCTGCCCAACAGCAGACACGACGACGCCAACGGCGATCGGGTTCCTATCCATGAACACTTTCACGTCAACGGTGAAAGCCTTTATGCCCCGGGCGATCCTGGTGCCGACCCTTCAGAAACTATTAACTGTCGTTGTACTATGCGGCCAGTCGTCGAGCAGATAGATAGCGCGGAAGTTGTGACTAAGCGCGACTCTTCAGAGTACTGGCGCAACTTTGCGGGCAGGCAGAGCAGATGGGAAAACAAATACCTACGCGCACTAAACAAAGCATGGAAAGCCCAGCTCAAGGATCTGCTTGCCGCGATCGATAGGGTATTGGGGTAGGTTCCTAACCTACTTGACAAAATAGGCCACCCGTGACAACAAATACCCATTGCTTGGGCGCAACCTCAGGGTATGGGATTTTTCTATGGCAACTATCCCCACCCTGGAAATAGAAGAGTTCAAATCAGCGGCACAGAAAGCCGACTTACCTGAAGACTTTCAAATTCGTAAACAAGGCGAGTTTGAGGTTACCAAGGACGCCGACGACAAACGGATCCTTCAGTTTGTCTATTCCACCAACGACGCCGACCGGGACAACGATACTATTCAGGTAGACGGGTGGGATCTTAGAAACTATCGCAAAGCCGGGACCTTTCTTTGGGCCCATAACTATCGGATCCCGCCTATCGGGAAACCGAAACGCGTCTGGATAGAGGACGAAAAGCTCAAAGGTAAAGTTGAATTCCTTGACCCCCGCTATGCCGATCATGAGCACGCCAAATTTGCTGATATGATCTATCGCATGTACAAGGATGGGTTTATGAAGGCTACCTCGGTAGGCTTTCGCCCAATGAAATGGAAGATCAACGAAGAGCGGGAAGGCTTGGCTGTTGACTTCCTGAAGCAAGAATTACTTGAAGTGTCTGCCGTGCCGGTACCGTCTAACCCTAACGCTCTTCTTGACGCCAAGTCGGCCGGGATTGACATATCCCCCCTGATTTGGTGGGCAACCAAGGAAGCCGAGGAAGGCCGGATCACAAAGAATCTGTTTGAGCATATCCGCGACGCGGCCGGCGACAAGCGGATTGTGTTGGTTAGCCTGAAGCACTACGGGATCGACGGCCGGTTAGAGCTTTCCTTTGACTCGGATCCGGTCGAGCAAGAGACCGAGACCGAGGAAAAATCCGAAGAGAAAGGGCCAATCAGCTACAAGCAAGCCCACCCGGACGGCACGCCGCTAGCGGCCGAGGATGCCGAATGGAACAAGGGCGAGCAAGTAGCCAAGGCGGATATTGATGAACTCCGGGTTATGTGTACTTGGGTCGACCCCGAGAACGCCGAGAATAAATCAGGGTACAAGTTGCCGCACCATAACGCGGGCGATGACAACCCGTGCGTATGGCGCGGCGTGTCTGCTGCGATGGGCGCACTACTTGGCGCACGCGGCGGGGTGGATATCCCCGAGGACGACAAAGCCGCCGTGCATGCTCACCTTGCAAAGCATTACAAAGAATTTGAGAAAGAGGTTCCTGAACTCAAGGAATACGACGAATCAGAAATAAAAGAATTGTTTGAAGATTGTGAGTTTGTGGACCAGCCCGACTCTGGTGAAACAACCAATGAGAGCCCAGGGGAAGCGCCCAACCTCCCCAGTGTAGAAAATGATCAGAGTCGGGCCCACGAAACCACCACAGGTACAGACAATGTTGAATATGTGATCGTGGATCAGAAATCACAGATTGAAAGAATGGAAGAGCGGCTTGCCGAGCTAGAGGAAAAGCTAGCCGACAAGTCGTCACCACCTGCCACCGACGACATTAACCAGAAATTGACTGCCGAGCATGTTGCCCGGCTGGTCGAAGCAGCGCGAGAAGAAACGCGCAAAACTATTAGGCGACTGACTGGACGCCTGGAGGACTAATCCTATGACGGACATCAAAGAGCTGGAAACTATCATCCGTCGTGCGGTCTCAGAAGAGGTCGCCGAGAAATGGCAAGAGGCTAGAGAAAAGTCTCTTGAGCGAACCAATACCGACGTTGCTGTATCTGGCCAAGAAGTAAAGCCGGGAAGCGACAAAGAAGCAAAGCCCGAGAAAGGGATTAACTTTGCTCGAGCCGTGCGATTCCTGTGGAAAGCCAATGGCAACCCGCACCTCGCTTCCGAGATGGCGACCAATGCTGGCTACGAGTATGTAGGCAAGGCACTTGGTGAGACCACACTGGCCGGCGGCGGCGCCCTTCTGCCCGAGGAATTCTCGAACGAGATTATCGAGCTGTTGGGAACCAACACCGTGGTTCGCCGGGCTGGTTGTTCGACCGTACCGATGAACACCGGTTCCTTGACTATGCCGTTTGTTGCTACCGGTTCGACCGCTAGCTACACGGCCGAGTCTGCCAATATCACCAAGAGTGAGCCAACTTTCGGTCAGCTGCAATTGCACGACCACAAGCTTGCCGCTCTTATTCCGACCAGCAACGACTTGCTGCGGAATGGCGGCGCCCGCGTGGATAGCATTATCCGCAACGATATCGTTCGGGCAATGAGCCGGAAAGAGGACGTTACTTTCTTGCGGTCCCTAGGTGTATCGAGCGAGCCCAAGGGAATGCGTGGCTGGGTAGATAGCGGAAACAGCTTCGCTGCAGCCGCAGTCTCGGTCGCCAACGTAACAGCGGACCTCGGCAAGGCCGTATTCTTGCTGGAAGATGCTGAGGTTGACACCTCTAGTGCATCTTGGTTCCTTTCCCCGCGTTCAAAGAAGTACCTCATGACCGCACGGGACGGAAACAACAATCTGGTATGGGCTAGCGAAATGGCTCAGGGCACCTTGATGGGATTCCCCTGGTACATGACCGCCCAGATTGCCAACAACTACGGCTCCGGCTCCGACGAGTCTGAGGTGTATTTCGCGGCAATGGACGTTTTGACGATCGCCGAGAACGAGCAAATCATGGTAGAGGTTTTGCCGAATGCGGCCTACCATGACGGATCAGCGGTTGTTTCCGGTGCAAGCCGGGACGAGACCGTTATTCGCTCGATCGCCATGCATGACTTTGGTGCACGTCAACGCGGAAAGGAAATCGCCTACATTTCTGAAGTAAAGTGGGGCGCCTAATCAAGGGTTTGATTTTTACGGCTAGACCGTAGAGGAGACATGAAATGTCAGTAAGACCAAAGACCGATATTAACGCCCACGTATTGGGCGCAGCCGCTAACGCTCAGGCAACTGCGGCTGGTGTTGCTATTGTCCTGACTGCCGGCGCTACTGAAGACAACGTCGAGGTTGAGGGCCAAACCATTAACCGCCAAGGGTTCAGCTCTTGCGTGGTTATGATCCCGTTCTTGGCCACCTTGGCACAAGACAAGACTCTGAGCTTTGGCGTCAAGTATCAAGACAGCGCCGACGGCTCTACCTGGAACACTGCTGTTGTAATGCAGGCTGCAACAGTAGCGGCTACCGGCGACACTGGTGGATCCAATGAGTCTGGGATTGTTACTCTGAATTTGTTGCTGGATCCTCTGGCCCAGTACATTCGATTCAATATTACTCCCGATATGTCAGCAACCGGCACAGACACTGCGGTCTGGGCGGCGGCTTGCGTGCTCGGTGGTGATGACACACTACCAGCGGCATAAGGTGACCTATGAAAAAGGTTCCCGTTAGGTTTGTGAAGGTTTTCAGCGGGTACTACCCGGGCGACGTGGCAGGCTTCACAAAGGACAAGTCAGCTGAGCTTATCAAGCTCAAGTTTGCTGTTCCTTTTGTTGAGCGTGCAGCGGTAACCAAGGCAGAACCCGCGCCGGAACCTGAACAGCCAAAGGAAGTAGTGGAAGCAGCAGAAGCAACAGAAGAAAAGCCGGCTGAGGTGAAAAAACCTCGGCGAGGTCGTAGGAAAAAATCCTAATGACCTTTGGAGGTAACGATGGCGACCCTGGCCACGAATGCACTAACGACATTGTCGACAGTCAAGGCTGACCTAGGGATCTCCAACGTTACCTCTGACGGTACTCTTGCCCGCCTAATAAACGCCGCGTCAGACTTTGTTGAACGTACGTGCAAGCGTTCGTTCTACTATGAAGCCGCCAGGGTGGACACCTTGTCCGGCTATGGCACCAACAATCTGATAGTTGAGAAAGCGCCGCTACTTGATATCGCGAGTATCACATACTCGGACGGTACGGTTGACTCAGACAACTATTCGATAGGAGATGCTGACGCTGGATTGATTTTCAATGAGTACGGGTGGGTATGGACTGCGCAACGCATGGACAGCATAACGCTGCCACGTATCCCAGGAACAGAGAAAGAAAGCTATACCGTGACGTACGAGGGCGGCTATGTGACGCCAAAGCAGGAAGAGGACGCGGTTGGCACGCGTTCTTTGCCTTATGATCTGGAGGATGCGGTTATCCGAATGGTGGTCAATAGGTTCCGAAGGCTGGGAGCCGATACCAACATAGCCAGTGAAGGCCTTATGTCGTACTCGGTCAGCTATCGGACTGAGTCAATCTCAAGCGACGTTATGAGCATTCTTAATTCATACG